ACAGAGGAACTGAGTACGATCTTGAGTACTTATTTAGAGTTCTTAATGGAAATCCACAAGAGTCTACACTTTTAGGAAGAAACCCTAAAGACAAACTCGAAATGCTTACGGCTAATATGGGTTATATTGCTCAAATTCCTTTTGTATTTAAAGTCTCTGATCACATGCGATATAAGGTAGTCCTTAGCAGTTTGTCTATTGAACATAGCATGTTTACTAGAGAAATGATCCCTATTAGAACTGTAGTGCAGATTCAACTTGAGCGTATTCCTGATATCCCAACTAAGGGCTCTAAGTATCTTCAAGCAGATGCACTTAACAACCTTAGCCCAATTATCAAAGCTAATAACGCTACTAACCCTTACAGTGGTTACCAAGGAAAGAAGGCATAATGGCGGTTTATAGAAACTCTCGTTATTATGATGGCGACGCCCAACAGATTAAGAACAAGTCTACTCAAGCTTATAACTGGACGGTTTATCGAGCTTTTCCTGAGTCTACTAGAGTTACGTACATTGAGTACACCTGGGTTGACGGAGACCGCCTAGATTATTTAGCCGCTGTGTATTTGTCTGACGCTACACGTTGGTGGGAACTTTTGGATATTAACCCAGATATTCCTGATGCTTTTTCTATTAAGCCTGGAACTATCATAAGAATTCCAAGGAGTTAATATGGCTGCAGTACCATTAACTAAAAAGAAACTTGTTGTTACCCCTATAGAAAGAGACTCAAGTAGGGAAGTAATCTTTGAGCTAAACCCTAATTTTCCTTTAACTCTTTTAAGTGCAAGGTTAGAACAAAAGTTTGAGCATCACGACTTGCTAGTGCTTAAGTATGCCGGAAAAGTTGAGGACTCTAGTACGTTTATTGGTTCTGGAGACCCAGTAACCTTTAACTACTCGGGTGGTCAAGCAAAAGCTACCTGGGTTGGCTACGTACATACAGTTATCCCTGGAACAGTAGCAGACAACTCAACCACCATCATATGTGCTTCACCAACTTACTTGTTAAAAAATACTAAACAAAAAATTTACAAAAACGTTACGGCTGACCAAATAGTGCAAAAAATTGCAAAACAGTACGGCATGAAAGCGGTTACTCAACGCCACCCTAGAGTGTTTTCTAGTATTGGTCAAGGTGGTCAAAGTGATTGGCAATTGCTTCGACGTTTAGCTAAACAAACTGGTTTTGGACTAAAAATAAACGGAACTACAATTTACTTTATGTCTAAAAATAAATTAGCTACCTCTAGCAAACCTAAATCTTCTTATTTCTTTAAAGAAGGTGCTGCCCCTACATCTAGAGTTATTCAGCAAATGGGTACAATTTTTGATTTTGTACCCCATGTATCTGATGAAACACCAGACTTTGTAGGATCTACAGTAGACCGAGTAGTAAGTGGCCTACATCAAACAAATAACAAACCTATCGCAACCAAACACGCAATTAAGCCTGCAGCTAAGAAAACTCTTGGAGCGGTCGTACCTAATAAGAAATTCTTGAAAAAATGACCAGTCCACATAGCAAACAACCTAAAAAAGCAAAATTTGTAAAACACCTTCCTTTTGAAGTTGCTACTAGCTTAGCTGACGCTAAATACATTGCTGAGGATATTGCCGAAGGCTACCGCTACAACTATCGTGGAACGGTCACTCTTGCGGGAGACGCAAACGTTCAAGTAGGAGAGGTTATATACCTAGATAACTTAGATCAAGGCATGTCCGGATATTGGACGGTTTTAGAAGTTAGTCATTTATTTGGTAGTGGAAATATGGCTTATCAACTTGAGGTATCCATTGGTGCAGATAAACTTGGGGATGCAGATGCCGCCGCAGGTACTAATTCTGGAAAAAGAGATTTTGAGGCTGAATTAGCTAACCAATCTTTGACTACAAAAGGCGCAAAACTAAACAACTACTCTATTGGGGTAAACAACGGAAAAACAGATTTAGGCGTAAAAGCTACTAAATCGTTTAAGAATGTCCCTGCGCCTAACGCTAGACCCGCTGCAACAAAGTATACTCCTAACATATATAGGGGAGAAGTTCCAGACTTTTCTCAGGTAAGACGAGAAGTTACTTGGAGTGCTAAATGACAACAGACGATATTAGCCAAGAAACCTACATGCAGGATCCACAGGGTCGTGTTAGATTTTTTGGTATCTATGAGGGCATAGTTAAAGAAATTAACGATCCTTTAAAAAAAGGTCGCATTAAGGTTCAAGTTACTGTTACTGGACAAGAGGTTACGGGGTGGGCAAAAGCTGTATTGCCAATTACCCATAACGCAAACCACCCTGACCATCAAGAGCATACTGCAGCTCAAATTGCGGCACTATTAACCACATCCTCAACGTCAGTTACCTCGGGGTCTGCTTCAGGAGGAACTGCACATACACACCCTGTAACTATCCCCGCGTTGACCGTTGTAGCAAAAGGAGGCGCTGGTACCCTTAAACACCCGCATAAAACAGCCGTAGACGCAACAAAAAAATGGAATGGCTCAGACGCCAAGACCAGTATGTTTAACGATGCAACTAGCACCGACGAGCATACGCCACACAGGTACGTCCCTAACAAGGGTCAGCGTGTGTGGATTATGTTTGTTGCAGGATTGCTGGAAGAGCCAGTATGGATAGGAGTACAAGGATGAAAGCTATATCTTTCCCATTTACTCTGGATCCCTTTGGCAAAACAACTAGCACAACTACACAGGAAAAAATATACCAAGACCGAGTGTTGACCCTTTTGTCCACCGCTATTGGAGAACGTCCTATGAGACCAACGTACGGTACAAATATGGGCGCAGCTATGTTTGAAAATCAAGGAAAAGTAGAAGCCGCAATAAATCAGGCGGTTCGTTCTGCAATAGCCACTTGGATTCCAGAACTTACAGTAGAAAAAGTAAACGTTATTGGGTTTTTAGAGGACGGACAAGTATCCGTAGAACTAAACATAACTTTGCCGGATTTTACTACAACCAATATTCAAGTTTTAAGCACAACTTTAAATCCAGACGCGACCACTACGAGGTGATGAATAATGGCTAATGAAGTACCTTCCCAGATAGACTACACCTCCAGAGATTACCAATCTTTGGTGGAAGACCTAACTAGCTTAGTTAACGTTAGAACAAACTATGCCTGGACTGCTGATGACCCTAATGATTTAGGAACTATTCTTTTAGAGTCGTTTGCTTATATGGGCGACGTTATGTCCTACTATATTGACCGCGTAGCAAATGAGTTAAATCTTGATACAGCTGCTCGTAGAAAAACCCTTGTTGATCTAGGAAAGCTATACGGTTACAGAGTTTCAGGACCTACACCGGCAAGAGTTAGTGTGGTATTCGAAAACATTAGCGATATCACTTTAGATATTCCAGTGGGAACTCAAGTTTTAGCTACTCTTTTGTATGGAGATTACACAGAGGTTTATTTTGAAACTATAGAAAACGCTACTCAATTAGCTCCTGGAGATACTGTTACTTTGCTTTGTCAAGAAGGAAAAACAGTAAATACAGACAGACCTGACTTAGTTAGCCCAACTACTAACAAACCTCTCCCAGTAAACCTAGGAACTTCAGATGGTACAGCTGGACAAGTTATCTCGTTAATTGATTCTAACATTGTTGACAATTCAGTAATTGTTTATGTTGGGCAAGGAGTTGCGTTTACTCCGTGGAATTACGTAGAGTCCTTGACTGAAGCAGGGCCAAACCAACTTGTATTTACTACAAACATAGATGAAGATGGAACAACTTCTCTTGAGTTTGGTGATGGAATTAATGGAGCTGTACCGCCTGCTGGACAAATTATTAGTGCTTTGTACCGAACAAGCGCGGGTGTTGCTGGAAACCTTAACTCTGGAACTATTGAAGAAGTAACCTTTATTCCGGGTAACACTGTTCCAGAAGCTATTGGATACCTATCTGTAACAAATCCATCTGCCTCATATGGAGGCGCTGATGGGGATGACAACGATCAGATTCGTGCAAAGGTTAAAGATGCAATTACCGCACGTCGTAGAGCGGTTACTTTATCTGACTATGCATCATTAGCTACCCAAGTATCTACAGTCGGTCGTGCAAAAGCGGTAGCTTCTGTGTACAGCTCAGTGACTCTTTATTTGCAAACACAAAACGATGATTCAGTAACTCCAGGAACTGTTAGTGGTAGCCCTACTTCTGGTTGGACGCAATTATCTAGCGAAGTGTCAGCTTACTTATTAGATAAAATTCCTGTTGGAACAACTGTAACTATTCAACCCCCTACTTATGTAGATTTTTACGTAACTTTAGATGTTGTAGCTAACTCTGCGTATAACAATGACGATGTGCAACAAAACATTCGAGATGCTTTTTTAAATCCAGGTGGTTTGTTTGCCTACGAAAGCGTTAGTTTTGGTCAATTAGTTGCCTACTCAGCAGTTATGGCTAAAGCTGCGGGAATAGCCGGAGTACAGTCAGTACTGATTAGCAAGCTAAACACCGATAATGGTTCAAGCGCCTCTACCGCAGGGGTTCAGCTTGTAAACGGGCAAATGCCTGTTTTACAAACTTCAAACTTCATTATTAACGTAACTGGCGGTTTGTCATGACAGCCGCTCTAAGATCTTAGAGAATAAACCAAGAGAATAGAATAGGTGAGAAATGGTTGCTCAATATCCAAGCTCAATTAGATCGTTTACCCCAAAGGTAGACCTTGTAGACACAGTATTTGCTGACCACATAAACGTGCTTCAAGATGAGACACGTGCTCTTGAAGTGTCCTTAGGTACAACCCTACTTGCTTCTAGTTACTTAGGAACTTTTGCTCAAACTGCAACCTGGTCTTCTTTGTCAGCTCGTTTGGGTAATATTGAAGCAGGCCTAGTAACCGGTGTAACTGGTTCTCCTTATTTTAGAAAAACTGGAGACACTGTAACTCCTGCTTCAGGCTCTGTAGCTTTTGCGGCTAAGACAACGGCGGGTTCTGCAAACTTAATTGAAACTAGAAATGCTGCCAATACTCTTAGATTTACTGTTGATTTTGACGGCCTACCAAAAGTAGGTGCTGCAGATGTTCTATATGTTGGTGGAACCGCATATAACACTTTAAACACAAAAGTAACTGCTGTTGAAACTATTGCAAAAGGAAATAGGTTTGATCCGTTTTTACTAGCTGGTATGTAACCTAACAGGAGCAAAAAATGGCAAAATATGCGTTTGGGATTTACGGAAATCCCAGTTTTAAGTATGGTCAAAGTGATGCTGACCGTCTTTATTATTCATCTAAACTTACCGCTTGGGCTTTTAACTACGGCGCTATCTCTTTACGTTGGAAAGCTGTAACAGCTGATCCAGCATCAATTGCTCTTGGAGAACAATTAACTCATTGGCGTTTAATAAAAACGTTTACAGGAACCCCTGACGGTGCTTACAGCGGAGAAGAACTCTATTCAGGTGATACATCTTCTTTTCCAACATCTTACATAGATACGTCTTCTGATTTGTCTCTAGAATCTAGAGAAGTTACTTACACTTTATGGTTATTTAGTACTTTAAGCGGATGGATTAACTGCGGAAGTTCTAGCGTAAACACAGTTATTGAAACAACAACTCAAAGATACTTTAAGAACTGGCTTCCTGCTGCTTGGTTAAACGAGTCTGGGGGTACAGGAGATGCTGTTGGTGAGTACGAAGATAATGAAATTAATGCCGTTCTTGATTCTTATGGTTTTGAGTATGACAAAATTAAAACTCAAGCAGAGCTGCTCTACAACTCTTTTGACGCTTACAAAGTTCCTTCAAAACTTTTAAAAAATAAGATTACAGATTTAGGATTTATTTATGAGCCGGCACTTGGAGATACCTACCACCGTTCTTTGTACAAAACAGGAAATTTTATTAACTCTGCAAAGGGAACCACTGCCGGAGTAAGTACTTACGCTACGTCTTTAACTCATTGGGATAGCAAAATTACCTATGGAAGCAATTTGTTCCTAGACTATAACGATTCTTCTTTTGAAGAGTCTGTAGGAAGATGGGCGGCTACTAACGGAACTATTGCCGTTTGTAAGTACGCCAATACCCTATCAACATTAGGTGTGGCACTTACCCCACCAACACCTTACTTATACGATGCTGATTACCCACTACGTGCAGTTTCTTTAGGGGTAGTAACCGCGTCTAGTTCTAGCGATATAACTTTACGTTGTCCTGGAGCAACAACAAGCTCTATTCTTTACGGAATTCCAGTAACCGCGGGTACAAAATATGTATTTAAAGGCTACATTAGAGCAGTAACTGCTGCGTTTACAGCGGTAGCAAAAATTCAATGGTTTGACGGCTCTGGAATTTCTATATCAACAAGCGTTGCGGGACCAACTTTATCAGCGTCTACTGGCTACTGGTCTGAGTTTAAATCACCTTCTACTTCTGTTGAAGATGGAATAGTTGCTCCAGCTAATGCGGTATACGCAAAACCAACTCTTGTTATTACTCCAACAGCTACTGGCAATAAGTTTGCACTTGATATGCTGCAATTTAGAGCCCTACCTTCAATAGACATTACCTCTAGTGGAAAATTACCGGCGTACACCTACGAAGATGCACGCCTTGTAGAAGTAAACATTTTTCCGGATCTTGAAAATTTAATACCAAATCCTGGATTTGATTTAGGAATAGGTGGTTGGGAACCTTTCAACTCTGAGGTAATTCAAGAAACATCCGCCCCATCCGGAGCTGTAATTTTTGGAAATTCCGTAGCAAAGCTAACGGCGCTATCTAACGGAAGAGTTGGTCTTGTTTCTGATTGGATTACTGTTACCCCCGGAGCACCCCACAGCTTTGCTATATACGCAAGCGGTTCGGCAAAACCAGCTAAAGTTCGTATTGAATTTTCAGCTCCTCAAACAGAAGAAGAACAAACCGCAGTTCTTTTAGATGAAAGTGGTCGTTATTTTAGTCCTAGCCCTTATTACGCAGACAGTGATGCAGTAACTCTTTCCAGTACAGCAGCAAAACTATCTGTTTCAGCAGTAGCTGCTGTAAACACCCCAGATTACGGCAATCCTTTGTGTAAAGTAGCAGTATATGTTGATAACGCTGTTGCTGGAGATGTGTTTTACCTTGATGCGGCAATTTTAATTGAATCAAGTACGCCTAAAGATTACTTTCAAGGTAATGGAGCACCAACTCCTTCAAATCCAAACGTAACCCACTATTATGCAAATGATGAGTGTGGGTGGGAACGTAGAGATCAATTAAATATGGTTTCTATTTCTTCGTTAGACAACGTTAGTAAGTGGACAGCTGCTTCTGGCACAACTATGGCAGTTAATAGCTCTACTTTCTTGTATGGAACCTCTTCTATGAGCCTTTCTGCTTCGGGTGGTGGATCTGCAACAACAACAGTAAAACTACCTATGGGGGCGGCTTCTGGCGGAGAAGATATCTCAGTCTCTGCTTATGTTCGTGGAGTAGCAGGGCTCTATTCAATCAGCACAAACGGACAAGAATCTAGAAACTTTAGAATTACTGCTGCAAATACTTGGGTACGTATTAACACTCAAAGAATTGCTGACGCAGGAGAAACTCAATTTACAATTACAATTGGTTTGTCTGATGCAGGGTCGGGTACAAAAGTATTCTACGTAGATGGTGTTCAAGCAGAATACGGAAGAATTCCGACACCGTACATTAATCCTGCAAGCGCTACTACAACAGTGATTCAAAACCCATCAGATGCTGCAGAAACTATATCTATGGCAAATAGTCTTATGGTTAGTAGTGGAAAAAGCTATTACGCAAACCGTTACGTGCAAAAATATGCAAGATTAAAATCTACCTTAAATAAGGTAATGCCTGCAGGATCTACTTGGTCCATTAATACACCAAAAACAACTATTGGTTTCCCAGATGTAGAAAATAACTTAGCTCCTTCGGGTTCTTTTGAAAACTCAACTTATGGTTGGTCTGGAATCTCATCTACATTAACTAGAACAATTGCAAGAGGAAGTATTTTTGACGAAACTTTGGTTCAAGGAGCCGCTTACTGTAAGGTAAAAGCCACCGGCACCGGGACATTCGGAACTATTACCGATTTTATATCTGTTATTCCAGGTAAAGGTTATTACAGCTCAATTGCAGTTCGTCCAGAAAACGAAGATTCTTATGGAGAGTATGTTTTAACCCTTAAATGGTATGACTTAGCGTTTAACTTCTTACGAGAAAAAACAGACGTTGTAACTTTAAATAGAAATGATCGTTGGGCATATTTAGACATTGTTGCTCCTGGAGCTAAAACAGTTTCTTTAAGCTCTATATCAGTTACATCTAATGTTGTTACCATAACTACTATTGGTAACCACGGATTTTCTGTTGGTGAAGAACTTAACGTAACTATTGGAAACTCTGCTTTTAACGGGGCCTCAGGAAGCGTAACTATTACTGCAAAAACTGCTAATACGATTTCTTACGCTGTTACGTTCCCGAACACCCCAGCTACAGACATTATTGGACGAGCTACATTTGCAAATACCAGCATTGGGTACGCAAAGATTCAAGTTACTTGCACCCCCTCAGTTTCTGGTACTGGTAGAGTCTTCCACCTTGACAAAGTTCTTTTCAGAAGGTAGGTTTTGGCCCATGACAGAACTCTTTGTTGCAGCTTGGGCAACGGCTTGTCTATTAACGGCCATAGAAGAACTATTAATATCCTTAGGACGCTGGAGAGGCTTACTAGCCCTCTCTATGAGCACAGTAGCTTGCATTGTTCTTAGACCTATGGGGTGGGATCAAATCTTTTACATACTGGCGGCTGCGTTTGTTGGATTAACGTCGTCAGTCATTATAGAAAATCTTGTAACAGGTACCCCAGACAGAATTCGACGCGGCTTGCCAAGAAGGGTACCTCCGCTATAGAGTCTGCTCCGAAAAGGAGGAGACTATGAAGTCACCATATTCAGACCCAAACCTTTCGCTACGTGCTAGAGGTTTATTTGCCTATTATGTTGAAGTAGGCCGCGTTTTATCTGCAGAAGAAATGTCAGCATCTGTGCCAGAAGGCCGGGATGCAATTAGAAATGCTATGGCAGAACTAAAACTGCATAAGTATATTAAAGCCGTACGGCATCAAGATAATTCTGGACAATGGCGGACATTACTGAAATTTACCGACGACGGATTTTCAGGCGTTCTATACATTGACAGTAATAAGCTGACTAGTACTAGTGATATATCTACTAGTGATAAAGATATAGATACAGTTACTAACGTAACTGTATCTATAGGGGCTGCGCCCCTTAAAAAATCTGGAGGAGTAAAGATGGCTTGGCCAACATTTGAAGATAACACAGCCCCGAAATCCAAGGTCAAGTCTTTGGACACCGACGATGATTCAGGTGCTATTGGAAAAGTAAGCTCTCTAAAAGTAGGCGGTGCCCGCCCTAAGAAAACTAAGGTTGAGCAAGAAGCTCGTAATCGCATCAATGTTCCAGAAGAAGACTGGACAACCGGAGATCTTGTTGCAGAGTTCTACGACATGTATATGAAGATCCACACAGGTGCGCCAAATCAAATTAACGGCAAGCATTTGATTACTTGGATTAATAAACTTGTTGGGGAGGGCGCAGATCGCATCAGCATTCTTAAGGGTATGCGGATGTTCTTTGATGATCCTCGTGTTATTTCAGAACCAGGCACTGGTCTTCCAATTTATCAACGATTTATGAAGTATTACGGAAGTGTCCACGGAATCGTAAGTCGAGTTGACGAACCAACAATTTTAGACGAAGATACTCTGGCGCATCAGGAAAAGATGCTGAAACTATTGGAGAGCTAATGTACAAACTTGAAGATGTTGCTCCAAGTGTTCGTGCTCAGATCAGAGCAGCCAGCCTCCCAATGAAAACCATTGGGTTGGAGTTCTCTGATTTGACCCCTAACCCAGCTTTTGAAAAAGTCCAGGCTTGGATCAAATCTGTCAAGGCTGGCAAGGTTGTCCAAGCCGCCGGAAACCCTAATTGCGGCAAGGGATTGCTCTTGTTAGGTAAACCTGGTCACGGCAAGACTACTATCGCCTCTGTGGCCCTCCAGGAGCTTCTGAGGGGTATGTCAGCCGAGTCTTGGGGGTCTCCAGATTTGACCCCGAGGCGCCCAGCCCTGTTTATGGACTATCCCAAGCTTTTGCGCCTTCAGAAGTCTCAGTGGTCTGATTTTGACGACAGCGTCGAAACTATGATCAATGGGATCTACGGAGACGGTCCCAAGGAGAATGTCATTCGAACATTTGTTCTAGACGATCTAGGCAAAGAACATAGAACTTCGTCTGGTTGGGCAGAAGATACGTTTGATGAATTGTTGCGAGCTAGATTTAACTCTGGTTTACCAACTATAGTTACAAGTAATACACCACTTTCAAAGTGGGAGACAAACTACGGTGCAGCAATGGCAAGCTTTGCCTATGAAGCATTCATACCACTTGAGGTAGACTCTGGAAAGGACTTACGCAGATGAGGACAGCAATGAACAACTGGCAAGTGACGCAACTGTTTCTATCAGAAACCGGTGTGCACGAAGTAGAGCTAAACACAGGCTCCCTAAAGTTGCGCTGCAACTGCACAGGTTATGGAAACCGCAGCTCTTGCAAGCACGTACGTTTTGTTCGTGAACGCATGGACAAAAACGGCGGTATCTATCCAACACAAATTTCTAGCCGTGCTTCAAAACTAGAAGCTACTGTTGCTAGCAGCGACCCTTCTGCTTTCCGTCAGCTTTTAATTGAATACGGCAAGATCGAAGTAGTCTAATGCGTAACGGGGATATCTCTAATGAGGTTCCTCAACGAGTAGTAGTAACCCTAGATTGCATTCTCGATCGAAAGCCGACCGTAAAAAAAGTTTTAGGGATTCCTGTATTCGAAGAAGAGAGCCAGTACAACCGTCAGTCCCTTTCCCTGTTCTGGCGATTTGCGGACAAATATGGTTACACCCTAGAGTTAGTTGGCTTTGGTTATTCAAAAAAAGAAATGGAAGAAGTTTTTGAAGATTTAAATAATCTTGGGACTAATCCGTTTAATTATGTAAATCGTTATAACTCTGTAGCAGATTTAGTAGGAGAACTACCGTACCGTCCAGAACTAAAAGGAGTTGTGGACATACCCTCTAGGGGTCTAAGGTATGGCAGTAAATATTTAGAGATGGGGCGGTTGTAGTGGCAGCAGATAACGAAGTACGGCTCCTGTCAAGAGCTATACGCACCCGCGATATTTCATCGATGCTAGAAGCTGGTGTACAAGACGATTGGTTCTTTGTAGAGGAAAACAAGGCAGTGTGGCGTTTTATTCGTCAGCACTGGACTCGCTATCAAGAAGTACCTACTGGTGTAACTGTTCTTGATAACTTCCCTACATATCGTTTGTTAGCTGTTGATGACAATCTTGATTACTTACTAGATCAGTTGATTGAATACCGTAAACGTCAAAGCACTATTTCAGTTGTACAAGACGCTTCAGAGGCAATTGCTTCGGGAGATCACAACGCTGCTATTGCAGTGCTTGGCCAAGGAGTAGCAAAGCTTCTTGATGAAGGTACTCGAGAGACCACAGACATTGATCTTACTGACAATGCAACTCAACGTTTTGAAGAGTATCTAAATGTTAAGACACGACCAAACGGTTTATTAGGAATTGCAACTGGTTTTAAAACTATTGATCAAGCAACTGCTGGGTTACAGCCTGGTCAGTTGATTACGATTATTGCACCGCCTAAAACAGGTAAGTCAGTTCTTGCATTGCAAGTTGCAGTCAACGTACACAACGATGGCTTTGTTCCTTTGTTCCAATCTTTTGAGATGAACAACATTGAACAACAACATCGACACGACGCGATGCGTGCCCACATTGCACACTCCCGGCTCATTCGCGGGGCCCTGAATAAGGATGAGGAAGCTCGTTATATGAAGGTCCTTGAAGAGATGGAGGAGATGCACAAGTTCTACCTAACAGATGCAGTATCTGCAATGACTGTGACTGGCTTGTCGGCAAAAATTGACAAGCTGCGTCCTGACATCGTATTTGTAGACGGTGTTTACTTGATGGTTGATGAGATCACCGGGGAACAGAACAGTCCTCAGGCTCTTACAAATATAACTCGAGGCCTTAAGCAACTTGCTATGGCTAAGAAAATTCCTATCGTTATTTCAACACAGGTTTTGTTGTGGAAGATGAAGAAGAAACAAGTGTCTGCTGATGCTATTGGTTACTCATCATCTTTCTATCAGGACTCTGATGTAATTCTTGGTTTACAGAAACAAGATGAAGAAGACGATACTTCCCGTGAATTACGTATTGTTGCAAGCCGTAACTGCGGACCGGCGTCAAGTGATTTGTTGTGGGACTGGGAAGAAGGGAAGTTTGAAGAGTATGGATCTCTATTTGGCATCAGCACCGTTTGATGGAACTCAGCTTTGTAAATCGGTGGATCCAGAATTGTTTTTTCCTGAGGACTATACTCACCGTTTGAGCGTGGAGAAAGCAAAATCCATATGCAAAGACTGTCCGCTGACCACTGTTTGCCTAGAGTATGCTATGCGGGACAGTAGTTTGGATGGTGTTTGGGGAGGAACAACTCCTCAAGACCGGAAGAACCTAAGACGACGGAAACGAGCATATGCATGAGTTTAGACCTAAGAGATAAAGATGCTCCACTTCACGTTTGCGTGTGCGGGTCTACTTTATGGAATGTAAAAGCAATGTTTGAAGATGGCGAAATTTCGCTATATATGTTAGACATGGAATGTGCGTTATGTGACGCACTAGCGACCGCACCAACACCGATTGATGGGATGGACTACAGTGGGTAAAAAAGATAGAGAAGAAGATCTACGTGCATACGGTTACATGACTCCGGGTGAATTTGTAGACACTTTGGTTCCAGGGCTTAAAGAATACTTACGACATAACTGGGGAGCTAAACCTGACGAGCTGTACCACCCAGAAGATTTGTTTTCTAATGCAGAGATTTACCTTCAAGTTGCTAGGCACGTAGCCGGTGATTTTATAGTTGCACCAAAAAGGGATTAAATGTATCGCGACGGAGATATTGAGAAGGTACTCCTTCGTCTAGGTATTGACGGGTCACAGCGCAACCGAGAAATTACTGGGTTGTGCCCAATGCACTTAGAGAGGGTTGGTCGTCAAGACAACAACCCTTCTTGGTCTATTAATTCAGAAACCGGTGTCCACCACTGCTTCTCCTGTGGATACAAAGGTATTCTGCTTGGCCTTATTGCGGATGTACTTGAGTTTAAAACTAAGTTTGATCGTCCTGACTATGAGGCTGCAAAGGCATGGCTACAGCAAGAGATCGAAGTTGACTTTGAAGAGCTTGCTAAACAACTTGAAGAGTTGCGCAATGCTTACGTAGGTCCTGTACCTCGTCCAATTGAGATGAGCGACGCCCGCCTTGCAGTGTTTGATGAAGTACCTGACTGGGCGTTACAAGCACGACAGCTAACTCGAAGCGCTGCTTCTAACCACGAACTTAAGTGGGACCGCAAGCAAGAGGCTTGGATTATTCCAATTAGGAATGCTGAGAGTTCAAAGCTTATGGGCTGGCAAGAAAAGGGACAGACAAACAGAACGTTTCGTAACAGGCCGGCAGGAATCCAAAAGTCACTAACGCTTTTTGGTCTTGACGTTTTGATTGACTCATCTGTGCTCATAGTTGAGTCCCCATTAGATGTGGTGAAACTCAGCTCAGCTAAGCTGCAGTTAGGTGGGCTAGCAACCTACGGCGCTTCTGTAAGCCAAGCGCAGTTTGATTTGTTTAGGAAAGCTGAAAAGTTGATTTTTGCTTTTGATAACCCTAGGATTGATGCAGCGGGAGAAAAAGCATCTAAAGAAATGTTTGCTAAATGTAAAGAGTCAGGCATGGAGTGTTGGTTCTTTAACTACGGCGACAGCGGATTAAAAGATATTGGTGACATGAGTAAAGAACAGATTGAGTACGGCATTGCAAAAGCAAAGCATTTTGTTTTTGGAGAGGATGCGATCTATGGCTAAAAAGGGAAGTAAAATTGCAGTAACTAAAGGAAAAAGCATCGGCGGCTCTATGGGTGGTGCCATGGAGTACACTCGGGGATATAAGAGGCGCAAAGAGGCTGTTCGTAAACGAGAAGATGAGTACTACGCTTCTATGTGCGGCCCTGTGACCGTTAGGAAAGTAGGGGAGTAATAATGACGTTTACTGGCACCTTGCTTCCATATCAACCGGAAGCTGTAGATGCTATGTGCGAACGCGGCAAGATGCTTGTTGCCTATGATCTTGGCCTTGGTAAGACAGTGCTTACAATTGCAGCTATCGAACGTCTTATGGACGAACAGAAGATAATGGAGCCAGGTATAGTTATCTGTCTATCTAGCCTCAAATACCAGTGGGCAGATCAGATTAGGAAGTTTACCGATGACTCTTCAACACCTTTGGTTATTGATGGAACGCCGAAACAGCGTATCGAACAATACCAGCAAGCCTTCGACTGGGGGCATACACTTGTTGATTACGTCATTATTAACTACGAGCAAGTTGTTAATGACTGGGAGTATGTACGACAGCTCCCTACAGGATTCATTATCTGCGACGAAGCAACCGCAATCAAAAGTTTTAGATCCAAACG